CGTTGATCGCAATACTCAAGAAGATACTCGTAGAGTCCAGCATAGATGCACTTGGTGTGGATGTTGTAGAGTCGGATCTTTCCATCCCATATGCGCTTCTTGTACGCTGGAGTGAACCTAGCATTCGGCACTTCAAATGTGAAGTAGTCACTGATGTTCCTCTCGGTGGAATCATCAGCGAACACGCGGATGTACGCGCTGTTCTTGTATTCAATGTATACCTGTTCCATCAGTTCAACTTATTCCGTGGGTGAACTTTCTCCATTCAATCGCGTTGCGGATCGTCCATTGCCTACTCGAGAGGGACTTCACCACTCCCTCCAAGTAGTCGCACTTCTCGTTCTGATATTCAATTCTCGATCGGATCTTGATCAGGTCTGGATCGGACTCCAGAAACATCTCCATGTCCTGCCTCAAGACCCTCTGCTGAAAGGGTTCCCAACCCAAGGATCTCATCTCCTCCTCCGAGATCCTTCCGGAATAATACTCCCACTTCTTCCTTCGCAACATGCGATACTCCGTCTCGTACTTTCTCTTGATCAGCCGCATGTCATGATAGAGCGAGAGATACTTGTTGTGAAGTTGCGGAGTCCTCATGGACTCCCTGTCCAGTTCGGTGTCGTCAAGGACGACATCCTCCGCTACCATCTTCTTGAGTTCATCAAATGTCATGTCGAAAGTATATCACCAAAAAGAGTCAAGTCAAGTGACTACTTCGTAGTAGGTATAAGCAAAGGTGACATCACAGGACAATGGAGTCACATCGGTCTGCGAATAGTCAAATTGAACGGACCCCAAGGAAGTAGGAAATAGGTTGGTGAATCTCACACTGAAGTTCAGGTTGTTCTTACTGGACAACAAGCTCAATGTCGCGTCACTCGAAAAACTCGATTCAAGAGGCACTACTTGGGAGAAGTCCTTGATGGTGGTTGAACTGCGAATCCAATTGTACATCTCCAACCAATTTGACAAATCCTCCGCGATGAGGAACTTTACCGTGAAGTCCTCCATGCTCACCGTGGATGATGGGTAAATTATGGGGTTGAATGGTGTTTCTTGCTCTATCTTGTTCAAGCTCATGCCAGGGAGATTTACACTTTGGCAAAAATATACCGTGTTCGGTATCTTTCTTATGGATAACCGAAACGCGGTGGATTCTTGGAAATTCGTGTTCGTTGGTTGATTGGCAAAAGCGCCAACCTTGAGTAGGCTCTTTCCAGTTGAATCCTTCAGTCTGTCAAGTATGTCCATTCCGTTCTCCAAGCAAAGAGAGGAGAGGGTGTCTCCACCCTCTCCCCTTATTTATGCTACCTTTGAATCTATCAGAGTAGGTTGTCCACGCGGAAGATTCTGTAGTATGGATTCGATCTATAGCCAGCGCCAGAGACCGGATCTGAACGATCAACGATGGTCGATCCACCCGCAGTCACGGTCGACACGAACGGATTGTTGACGATCCCGTAGCGAGTCTTGAACGCGATCTTGGGTTGGAAGGTTTGCTCACCGACCGCACGGACCATCTGGAGAGGTACGTATGGGCAGTAGAACATACCAGCGTCGTATGGACTGGTTCCGCGATATCCGACCATGCAGAAGTCATATGCTGTTGAGTTACTGAAGTAAGGATCAACATAGACCTTGGTCTTGCCATTGAGGACGCCTGCAAAGGTATTGCCGGTGTCGTCAACATTGAGGTTGGTGCTCAATGCTGGGGCATAGTCTAGGACTCCTGCCATTGCGAGTGCTGAAGCAACATCGGATGAGCAGAGGATGAAGTTGCCCTTTCCTCTACGGGTATCCTTAGCGATGAAGTTTGACTCGCGTTCGATCTGATACATCAGACCCTTGTACTTCTCAACCGACCAACGACCGTTGGCGTCGACATTGAGGTCGAAGATGCCTTGGGTCTGGACGGTGCCAGTGCGGCAACCGAGCTTTGCGGTTGAGTAGATGGAGCGAACGACCTCGCGGTTGATCTCAGCGAGGATCTCTGCCGAGAGGATGTTTGCAAGTTCGGTCTCAGCGTCAAGACCATGAATTGCCTTGAGGTCTTGTGCCAATTCCATCGTGTACTCTGCCTTGAGAGCACGGGTCTTCGCGGCGACCGTGGTCTTCTCAATGCTGAATGCCATCTCTGGGAAGTTGTCGTTAGCAACACCACCGAGCGACTCGCCAGATTGCGTATCCCAAGCCTTCGTGGGGTTGAGTGGATCCGCACCAAAACCACTCGTTGCACCAAGAAGTGCAGTGGTGACTGGATCAGTCGAGGTTGCAAACGATGTATCTTGACCAGACACATTCGTTCTATTGTAAGCGGTTGAACCTGCGCCACCGAACTTGGTGCTTGCCTCTTGGAAGAGAGCTTCGTCGCCCTTCTGTCCTTGATAACGACTGCGGAGAGCAAAGATGAGTCCGGTTGGGCCGGTCATCGGTTGGACACCGCAGATGTCGTATGCGATCAGGTTCGGCATGGCGCGACGAACCAACGAGATGAGGATGGGATCCCAATTTGCCATTGGGTATAAACCACCACCTGTTGAGTTGGCCGGGGCAGCTTCCTTGAGGTACTTCTCTTGATTCTCGAGAAGGACCGAGGTCACTTGCTTGCGATAGCTATCCTTGATTTGTGGCAGGTCCGAGTGCTCAAGAATCGGTTGCCATTTTTTCTGAATTTGTTCTGTTAGGATGGGTTCCATTTATTGACTCCTTTTGGATTTACCTATTATTTGCTTCTATTGAGACGGTTGAGTGCTTTGAGATATTCACTCATTGAACCGTTGTTTTCGGTTAGATAGTTTGGTTGAAGTTCCTCAACCTCTTCGACAGTACTATTGTTCGTCGGTTCAATTCCCTCGGCGAAGTAGTTCTCCTTGAGGATCTTGACCTTGCTCACGAAGTCCTCGCGGGACTCCGACTCAATGCCCTCCGCCAACTTGCGGAGCTTGATCTTCTCGGATGCAGTGAGGTCCGATCCGACTTCCTCGACGACATCTCTCTTGGTTGCGACTTCAACCTTCTCGCGGAGGGAGATGTTGTTCTCGATCTCCTTGTTGAGGTTCTCTTCGAGTTCCTCGATGCGTGCTGCCATCTTCTCGAGGACGTCAACCTTTGACTCGGGAACATCAATGTTGTGCTCGAGGAACAGATTGCGAAGACCAGTGAGGAACTCCTCGGTGATCTCGTTGCGAAGCCCGCGTTCGATGGCGACCTCGTTCTCCTTCATCCATTCCTCAACCACATAGGAGAGATAAGAATCAAGATTGTTTGCCATCTCTTCCTTGTTCTCTTGGATTGCTGCAGCGAGTTTTGACTCAACCGATGCTTCCAACTTTTCGGTGATTGCAAGGACTCTCTCGTTTACCGCTGCCTTGAAGATGGTAGCAGTTCTGGTCTTGAAGTCCTCGGTGAGCTCCTGACCATTGAACAAGGCAGTCAAGTGATGGTCAAGTGAAAGTTGCTCCTCAACCTCGGTAGTGTCCTCAACGACGATCTCCTCGTCCGTCTCGTTCTCCTCCTTGGTGAGCTTCGTGGTCTTTCCGATTCCAGCGGCTGCTTGCTTGCCGGGATTGTCGGAAAGATAGTCAATCTTTGCATCAACCTCTGAATCAACGTCGGTCAATGTCTCCTTCTTGCGGAGCTTTCCTGCCTTCTTGCCAGGCATCTTGTCGTCGTCTGGTCTTTCCGATACCTTCGCAGAAACATTTGAAGTGAAGGTCTTAGCACCTTCGTCCTCGGATGGCATACCTTGAGTTGAACCATTCAACTTCTCGGATGAGGTATGCTTTGCTGTTCCTGCTGAGTGTGGGAACTTTACCGTGGTTGCTGGGCTCTTTGCCATGTCTTCGGCGCCCTCTAAAAGTTTCTTTGCTGTCTGTTGGATATCCATGAAAATACTCCTTGATTCTAGTTTATTTATAATCTTACAGATTTTGAATAAAGCGAGAAAATGCTCTAACTGCCTTTTCTTCTATTCTTCTTGGGTCTACTGAACGAATACTTCTTACTTCTTTCTGTGCCTCTTCCACCATTTCTTCGGCAGCAAGAGTATTCTTGGTGACAAGAAGTCCTGCTTGATAAACCCATTCTTTACCTTCCAAGATTCCGTTGACGAATGCGTCTGGTGCTGATGGATCTGCTACGATGTCTGCGGCGGTAGCTAACTGGAAGTCATCCTTGACATAGTTGACGCCCTTCTTCTCCTCAAGTGATCCTATTCCGCGAGAGGAGACTCCCAACTTGGCACCCTCGTCAATGAGGTTCTTGACTATCTTGCCATATGGAGTGTCCATGACCTTTGCTTTTCCGATGTAGTTGTCGCCCTCCTTCTTCAGAGCGGTGATCATGTGAGACACCCTCTCCAAATTGATGGTCGGACCTTCTGGATGCCCCAACTCACCGAATGCTCTCTTCTGCTCGATGAAGTTCTTGTTGTATCTCTGAGCTTCTTTGTCAAGGATCTCCATCGGATAGATTCTTCCGTTGCGGTTCTGAAGGTTTCCCTGAAGGAACACTCCTTCAATGAAGTACTTCCTCTCCCCCTTGTCCGAATCCTCGGTGAGTATCTGGACTTCCTCGTTTATCTCTCGAAATAGTTTCATCTGTTTCTTCCTGTTACTTGTAGTAGTTCTCGTTTATGTTCGTCGGGACTCCCTTGAACTCAAGTATCGCATTGCCACCACTGCAAGTCACGGTGACTCCCGTGCATCCCGTGAAGGATCCTATTGCCATTCCAGCATCGTCAAAGCGACTCAATCCACTTGGAAGACTGAATGTCACTCCCGCACCCAAGAAGTTGATCAACGCACTTCCACCGGCACTCACGAATCCCTTGGTGAACTGAAGAGTGGTAGCACTGGCGGTGTAGCCGTTGGTCCCTCCTCCGAAGATTTCGGAGGATGAGTTTAAGGTGGTGGTTCCAGAGAACAGTCCCAAGAACCGATTGTTCGTTGATGTTATCGTGGTGTAAGCCATTCGTCACCTCTTGCCTTCGGTTGAATATGTCTCGCAGAAGTT